GGAAAAAAAATAAACTGGAGTTAAATTCAACATACATGACTTAGATTTAATGCCTGTAGTAGGTTAAGAAAAACCAAGTGACTTAAATTTAGCTCAAAAATTTGATGTGACTTTGCAAGAAGCGGTAAAGAAAGGTGCCACTACAAAACAAATGAAAGACATAATATAAGATCATACTTAAGGTATGACTAACAGTCTAATAAATGAAGAAATATGTGCTAGATGTACTGACACAAACTTTGCTGCATGGATGTATCAACCAAAACTTTACTTAAATGTGTTGTATGTAGAACCAGGAAATATTAAATTGCCATTCATGCCTATGGGTATGACAGAACTTTTTTAATTTAATGATCTTGCTATAACAAATGAGACAAACCCACCTTAGACTGGTGATTTATAATGTGGTTACGACGCATACATTTTTGCAACTTAATAAGAAGATTTAAGTTTAAAAATGTTTTAAGAAATGTTAAAAGAACAAGTCATGAACGAACCTGGCATGTAAGCATCAGTAGCTCCTGTGTAAAATTATACTGGAAAACATCTATGTTAAGTAGCAAAATCACAAAATTTGAATTTATGTGTTGCAGATGATTAAGGTTTATGCTTATACAAAGCTATGGAAGGATCAGACATTTATCCGTTTATTAAAATGGTTAATAGAAGCCATTGGATATGTGCTACAGCTTAATTAACAAAACAACCAGAATTGTTTTATGTGTTTAAAGATAATTTGCCATTAAGTTACAGGCAACCAATCATAAAAGATGTTGGTATTGGAAAGAAAGACATATAAACTTCTTATTTCACAAATGAATAAAATGCTTTGATAGAATCATTAATGACTGTAAAGTTTGATTTAATGGAAGGTATGAAACAAACGATACCTTTTAAAATGACTAATGATAACAAACATATGTTTATATGCAATAATAATGAAAGTTTACATCAACCATACGCTGCTTTGTACAATTATGAAATAATGTAAGATGATTATGATATATTTAACTTATTGACTATGGTGCCTGAAAATGCATTGGCTAGATTAAAGGATTTCTCATATAATCAATTAAGTGTAGTAAGAGATTCAAATGAACAAAGAATTATAGAACTTAAAGCCACTATAAAAGATTTACTATCCTTAACAGTAAACTATGAAAAGAAAATAAAATCTACTCATGAAGTAAAATTGGTTAGAACTGGCTCTAATTTGACATTTAAATTAGAACAACAACTGAAATCTGGAGATTTTGTATTGATTGAGCAAGATGATAAAACTAGATTAGCAATTGCAAATATTGTTGATTGCACAGTGAGAATACAAGATTTGTCATTAAGTCCTGGTGATGCAAGAGTATCTTTACTAAAATTATCTAGAAGCTCATTACTAATGAAAATAAGTTAACTGAGTAACAAATGGTAATCTATTGAATACATAGATGATTTAATATTAAATTCTCAAGTTAATTTGGGTGTTCCAGGGTGTGGAAAAACAAGTAAAATTTCAGAACTCATAAGTGACTAAAGTATAGTAGTATGTATGACTAGATCACCTATAGATGAAATTCAACAATTTTTATAAGTGTTAGGAAAAAATTAATTTAATAAAAGAGCTATGACTTTAGAAAAAGCTTTGAACACATGTAGAAGTTTAACTTACAACACTATAATTGTAGATGAGTCATAAATGGTAGATTGGATTTAAATTGCCCCATTAATAACTCTCAATGTAAAACAACTAATTTTATATGCAGATTTATAACAAGTTGGCAACATAGACATGTCAAATGATCAAGCTGGTCATAGATACAAATACAATTTACCGCAAAGATCTAATTAAAAGAAAGAAGTGTTAAATTTGAGTTATAGATTGTCTGAGCCTTGGATTAGTACAGTTAAACAATTTTATCCAAGTATTAAACAACATCCTAGTAATACTCACGTCACTAAAGGTGAAGTGTCTTCATTGCAATACATGGATTATGATTTCATTTACGATGTGATTGTATAACAACAAATAGACATAGTACAAGTTTGGTTAAAACAACAACAGTAAACTTTAATAATGAAACTGCAATAAATAGCTA